AGTTACACAAAATGGAAACCTGACACTAGAATCTTTTTCTAGTATTAATGAGGTTTTACCAGTTTTTAATCTTAATGTAGACGGCGACGATACATACATTGTGAACGATTTTATCGTTCATAATAAGTAAGGGACACAAATGAGCAGACAGCAATATGGTGCAATTTACGATCTAATTTCTGAAGGGCCTATCGAAGGTCTGGTAAATAGCTCCGCCAGCGTATATTATAATGATACTCCTCTGGCTGGAAATACTAGTCTGACTTCTTACGGTCCTAAACTCTTTACGGGTTCTGTAAGCGGAACAAGCATTACTGCACCTTCCGGTACTTTTAGTAGTGATCTTGTAGGACGCTTTGTTGCAGTTCCGAAAGCAGCAAAAACTTCTACTCTTGCTTCTGGAGTCAGTGCGGGCGCTACGACAATTACTGTAAGTGATGCAGTCATTCTCTCTAGCTATGTAACCGCTCGGGATGACGCTGCATACCCTCGTTATATTCGTATTGCAGGTGCAGGTCCTGATGGTGCTGAATACGGTGGAAGAATTGTAGAAAGAATTTCTGATACTCAAGCGGTGATCACTCCCGCTATTTCTACCGCAGTTTCTAGTGGTGCAAATGTATTTATTGACCACGTAACAAGCATTCAAAGTGTTGCTAACTCTACAAATGCAACTCTTGCTGTCACTGCAAATAATGCTGTTACAAACGTAGCTGTTCAAATCTATGCCGCCGCTGCAAACGTAACTCTAGGAAAAGCAAACTTTAAAGATGCTTCTGTGCATTTTAGAGCTGGAAGCAGAGAGCAGCCTTCTGCCGCAATTTATGGAGCGCCTAGTGATAGTAGAATTTATGCACCCGGATCTGATGTTAGTTGGCATAGTGACTTTGGTGGCGATGCTGGATCTATTATTATTGACCCGCTGAGCGTTTCCGGTCTTGGATTCTCTACTGAAAAAGCACAAGAAATTACAAAAGTAAAATTAAGCCTTGAGTTCCCCGCAGGTTTGATGATTATTCAGAAAGACGGAGACCTTAAGACTGGTTTTGCAGAGTTTCAGGTACTTGTAAAATACAAGAAAACTTCTACTTCTACAGAGCAAGAAGTTCTTGTAAGAGGCAGAAGCAATCCTCCCTCTTGGCCGTCTGGTACGCAAAGAATCACAGGATACGACTCTAGATACCATCCGAATGGAACAAATGGTTCTATTTTTGTGGTTACCGGTAGAACTCGGGGTTCTTTTATTCGAGAGGTCGAAGTAGATCTTACGCCTTTTCAACCTTTCTATTCTTGGAGAATTGAACTCAAAAGAGTAACTCCTGATGTAAGTGATGATTTTGTCGGCTCCAGTAAAGGGGATGACGGATATGCTTTTCAAGGCATTACTAAACTCAAAACGGTCCAGGCAGAGACAAATAACAAGTTTTCTTACCCTCTTTCTGCCTACGCTCTAGTTACGTTTTCCGCCCAAGACTTTAATAGTCCTCCTACAAGAGGCTACCATATTCGTGGAAAGCAGATTAAGGTTCCGACTAACTACATTACTCGAGAAGAAATTAATCCTGCTGCTCCCAATACTGTAGAGGCAAAGTATACTCGAAATAAAACGACAGGAGCAGACACAGGCTCTTATGTTACTTGGGATGGTACATTCCGAGGCGATAAGTCTTTAGCTGCAACCAACGTAAACTATAAACTGGTTTACACGAATAATCCTGCGTGGATTTTTTATGATATTCTTACGAACAAAGAGTACGGTCTTGGCGAGTGGGTCAGCGAATCTGACGTAGATGTATATGCTCTTTACCAGATTGCTCGGTACTGTGACGAAATGGTTCCGAATGGGCAGGGCGGGCTTGAGCCTCGCTTTACCTGTAACGTATATTTCCAGAGCAAGCAAGAAGCCTACAAAGTACTGAAAGACCTTGCTAGCTCTTTCCGTGGCATGATGTACTGGATTGATGGGCAAATCTCTCCTGTACAGGATCGTCCCAAAGAGCCCGTATACACGTTTACTCAGGGTAACGTGATTGACGGGATGTTCACTTATGAGAGCACAGGTAGTCGCGCACGAGTAAACCAGGTCAACGTTACTTGGAACAATCCTGAAGAACTCTATCGTCAGTCTGTTCTTACTGTGGACGACTTTGACAGTATTGTAGAAGATGAAAAAATCGTCTCGAAGGACGTTGTTGCATTTGGATGTACTTCTGAAAGTCAGGCACTTCGTGTAGGTCGCTGGCACCTGCTTACCGATCAGCTTGAAACTGAACTTGTTAAGTTTCAGACCTCTATCAATGCTGGATTCCTTCGCCCTGGCGATATTATTAATGTTCAGGATGCGAAGGCAGATGCTATCGAGTTTAGTGGGCGGGTTTCTAGCAGCAGCACAACTACTTCTATCAATCTCGACAGAAGCGTAACACTTCAGGCTGGTCAAACTTATAATCTGTATCTGCTCTATCCGCAGCCTGGTTGCTACCTTCAGCAAGACTCTGCGACAATCAATAGCGTTTCTCTTTCTAGAGGTGATCTGATTCTTAAGGATGCGAGTAATAACGACATTACAACTGCTGAAGCAGCAGCGAATCTTGTTGATGACAGCGGTAACAAGGTCTATACTTCGTTCAATAAAAATACTCGTCTTGAAAAGCAGCAAATCTCGACGGGTGCTGGTGCTACTACTTCTGTAACTGTTTCGAGCGCATTCTCTGCGGCTCCAGAATCGGAAGTAATCTGGGCAATCTCTAATGTTAATGAGTATCAGAGAACAGATGCTGTTGTTCGTTATAGAATCATGGCAATCGAGGAAGATCAACTCAATCTTTACTCGATTATTGCGAGTAAGTATGTTTATGAGAAGTTCGACGAGCTAGAGAGAAACTACGCAAAGTATGTTGAGCCGTACAAACCGAATCCTACTTTGGACGATCTTGTGCCTGCTCCTACAAATCTGCGTGCCGAAGTTGTGCCTTCGGCTGCTCTAGATGAAGAAGGCACTTCCACAGGTCTAGACGTTATTGTATCTTGGAACGAGCCTCTCGAGAGCTTTACGGATTCTGGGGGCACAACAACCGATATTAAGTATCGCTTTATTGATTCTTATGATATTCAACACGATATTAACAGTGTTGGAATGTCCGAGGATTACGAAACTGTTTCCGCAGGTGCAGGAACTACTAGCATGGTCTTTAGGGGCGTAAGTGCTGGTAGTTATACTCTGCGCGTAAGAACTCGTAACATAGATGGACAAACTTCTGAGTATACAGAAATTACCGTTACAGCGCGAGCATCTCAACAGCCTGGTACTAATTTTGATAGAACAGTAAAACTTGTTCTTGGTGGAAGAATTAATTCATTTGCATCTGTAGGAAGTGCAAACGGTATTTTAGAGATTGCAAATACCGACTTTACTTTTGTTTCTACTTCTGGTAGAAGGCTAGATGTTGCAAGTGCAAATACAGCACTTCAACAAATTGATTTTTCTAGTACTGCGAATGGAACCACCGCATACTGGTATTTTGATTATTCTAGCATCGGAACAGTTCCTTGGAAAGTTGCCGAAATTCATACTGATGCTACTGTAGAGGATACTCTTGGTACGACGATCAATTTTAAATATTGGAAACAACAAGGCGCAGCAAATAATGGTCTGACGCTAATTACAGGCGTAGTTAATACAGTTGCTGGAAGTAATGAAATTACTGGATCTGGTACCTCTTTTACGAGTAATTTTACAGAAGGCGATTTGATTAAAATTTCTCCGAATAATACTTATTCGGAAGTTGCAGGCGCTGAATATTTTGAAGTTTCAAGAGTTGTAAGCAATACTTCAATGTTTGTACGTACTAATGCTACAAAAACGCAAACTAGTAAGTATGGTTACAAGCAAAGTCTAAAGCCCGATTTTATTAATGACAATATTCTAGCATCTGTAACAAATACTGCGGGAACTTTTACTGCTAGTTTCTTTACCACGAATAGTGGCGAACAAGGCGTAGATGGAGCAACTGGGCCCATTGGTGCCACTGGTCCTA